CTAAAAGAACATTATCAGCAGTAAGTCTGTCAAGAACTTTAATGCCACTCATATTTGCTATTTTCAATATACGTTCCCTGATAGTTGTTCCGGGAGTTGTGGCATCATAATCATTGTCAAGTACCGTTTCATAAGGTGTAGGAATATAAACCATATAAGGACCATATCTATAATCATTGATGGCAGCTTGTTTCATATCAAGAACATCCTGAATAATTCCAGCACCCGTTATGGATGAATCATCCCATGGTACACTTAATGTAACAGTATTTCTGTCAGGATGGGTTAAATAACCATAAATGGAATTTCTTGATCTTGAATCAGTCTCACCATAAGCATAAGCAGTTATAGTCCCTAAAAGCATATCTTCAAGTTTTTCTACAATTCTGCGGGCAGCACTTTCAGCATCAGTAACATCAATTCCATTACCCATATTACGACTTGCAGCAAGTTCCCTTGCATTAATCTCATAATCAACATGGATTATTGGAATAGGCAGATAGTTATACTGGAATTTAGGACGATCCCCTTTACCTCTTGCTAAACCATCCATTGTTACTTCTGCTTCCATTGGATCACTTCTGTCATGCCATTCCAGAACAGTTGTTCCAAGCGGATTGGCAAGATTATAAGTAAGTCCGGCACTAATTACATCCTGAACAGCTCCAAGACGTGAACGTGCCACACCCATTACTGCATCATCCAATGCCTTCCATTCATCTCTACGAAGAGTTGCATTGGTATTTATTGGAATTGTCTTATAACTTGCAGGTAATTTTGGATCACCTCCTGCATATACAGTTGCATAAACACCTGTATGTCCATTTTTATCAGTATATATAAATGGTTTTAACATTCCAAGATCAAATCTTGAACCACCATTTTTCGAAGCAATTGAATCCCTAAGATTTCCTGCTCCAACATTATCTATATTTACATTTGGCATCTCTTTTTCCTCCTTCTTATTAGATTACACGTATTTGAATTCTTTTATTATATCCAAGAGTGCCAACGCTTGATTCACCTGCTGAACCTTCACCACTTGAACCAGACAAATCTTTATATTCAAGTGCTATTCCCACAATAGAAGCCGGGTAAACCGTCTCTGCTGCCTGAGAAGAAATCTGAACATCCACAAGTTTCTGTAACATACCTGCCCCATTGGATACAAGAAAATCTCCAATATTAACAGTTGCACCATCTTCCAATATAGCATTCACAATATCTCCCCGTGTAGGAATCCAACACTGCACTTTATCGCCGGAAGCATAAGTATCATCTATGCCATTTCCCTGCAGAGCATCCTCAACTGCAAACATTGGCAAGGCATTGCCTCCTTCTGTTGCATGAGGACGAACTGTTCCGGCAGAAATCAGTTCAATCAGTTCTCCAGGAATAATTGTAGATGCAGCAGTGTATTCCTCTAATACATCTGAATAATTTTTCAGTTTAATTGTTTCTTTTGCCATCTTTCAATTTCCTTTCTTATTTTTTATCATTTTTTTCTTCAACCCATGACGGAAGCAAAGGTTCTACTATAACATCTTTTCTGCCAAAATAAGTTGCATTCATCATATAATTCTGATCATTATTCTGCTCCTTATTTACAGCATCATAAAGGTCTTGCAACATTGTATCATCAAATTTTGCAAGTCTTTCATCAGTCCATTTTTCTTTTCCGGCATTATCCTGAATACCTTTAATCCATTTATCCCTTCTCTCTTTCCGCATAGCTTTTGCCCAAGCTAAATCCTGCTGATCTTCCGGAGAAAGTTTATTAACCTCAACTGTTTTCTCAACTGTCTTCTCGACAATTACCGGAGCCAGTTTGTCGAGAATCTCCTCAGTCTGAGCCAGCAACCATTCCCTATCTGTTTCAGCAAACTTTGAATCTTTATTTATGATCAAAGCATTCACCTTTTCAAGACATTTAGGGCATTCATTTTTGTTTGACATGCTTTTGTCTCCTTTTTGATTATTAATACTACTATTATCTACTTCATCATCTCTGACTTTAACAGGTTGATCTATAAAATTGACTATCCCGCTTTCGATTTTATAGATTTGTCTGTATTTTTGTCCGTTGATGAAAAAATCCACTTCTATATTATCAGTTTTTTCAAATCCTGATGTATCAATTCCATACTTATGAGCTTTTGCAATTATTTTACGTCTTGCTGCAGCCTTTTCTTCAGCACTCAATCCCTGAGTCTGATTAAAACGTGCCATTGCATTTCTTACATGAGCCTCATCAAAAATAGGTAATTTACTTTCACTTGGAGGATCACGTGGTACAGCATAAAACTCGGCAACACTCATGCCAAGCTCTTTACGCTTTTTCTCCATTCCAGTTACCTGTTCATTTGTATCCATATTAATTCCTTCCTTTAAATCACCTGCCACAAAAACAAAATTATTTACACCAAGTCCACAACCATCTTCACAACTGCAAGCTCCAATCTGATCAGGCAAAATTGCCAAATGATCCGGCCTGTGATTTTTTGCTATACCAATATATTGTTCTTCTTCTTTTCTTTCATTTATATAAATACCTTTCTGTTCTTCATTTTCAGTAAACATACCAAGACTGACTTCCATTGCTTTAGAATTATTTATCATTTCCAAAGTAATATTTGATATGTCATTTAATTTATCTTCATCAAGCCAAACTTCTGCCTTTAACTTATTATCTTCTATTTTAGTATTATAAACTCTGCCTACTGCCATCGTATCTATAATATCCGGTGAATTGGCAGATATTGGAACACCATCTTCTTCAGGATGATAAATAACAACAGGAATACCATTCCATGAAGCAGGAAATTTTCCAAGTTCTGCAATTTCATGCAGCAATGGCCCCTGACTGCCATTATGTACTCCTTCCACCATCATCACAACTGGCAATATTAAATGTGCCTTTCCCTGATGTGTAGTTAATTTAACATCATAATCCAATGATTGAGTAGTCTTATAAACAGAATAAATATCTTTATTGGCATTTACCACTCCATTGGCTTGTCTTATAGCAGAAGCAGCACATTCTTTTTCACTCCCGCCTTTTGCCATACATCTTTTAAGTACAGAATTGGCAATACGAACCCATTGCTTTTTCTGTTTCTCAGAAAGTCCTTTTTTATGCTTATCAACATCACTTATATCCCATGGCATTTTAATTTCTCCTATAATTTGGTAACCACTAATCCACTATTATGTATTTTATATAACGTAACATCAACCGCAATGCCATCAGAAATTGTAAAAGTCACATAATCATATTTCTTTACATTCCATGTAAAAGGTTTGACTGTAAATGAAGGTCTTGAAAATTCATATTCAATTCCTGTCTCCAAATCACGTAATATTCCAGAATTCGGAGTCGTCTTACGAGCCATTTTATTATACATTGATTTTACCTGACCTACTGACATTGTTTCTGATATTTAACATTTGGTATAAATAAATATTCATTTCTTTTAAAACAATAAAATGCTATGCCTTCTTTTTTATGTATTTCTTTAATAGCCCATTCCCTTTGAATATCAAAAACTGATTTCCCTGTTTTTTTTATCACTTTATTTGGATACAATTCCTTCATTCTTATTTATATTTCTGAATACTTTCTATATAGGGAAGCCAAATACATCTGCATTTTGGATGAACAGGTATTATCCCACTTGCTTCATCAAGAGAATATACTTTCCCTTCAAGACTTGCACATTCAGGACATACACGATCATCACCAGCAGTCCTGAATTCAGCCTGTGCTGTAACACCTTCCACTCCCCAATTACGAAATTCCTGTAAGGTAGCTTCAGCATAAGCACGTATAATTTCTGTTCTGACAAGCATTTCTGCCCTACGAGCAGCAGGAATAAACCTGCCGAGCGTATCTGTTATCCCAAGTTCTTCTGCTCCTGTTCCATTAATAGTAGCAACAAGTTTTCTTGCAAGTAACTTCATCCCATCACCATTCATAATTCCCTGTGCAAGAACCCTGCTTATCTGAGAACTCATTGCATCTGTTATTCCTTTTAAATCATTGAAAATTCTTGTATATAATAATCCTACACGTTCCATGTGAACAATATTCATCATAACTGTTTCTATTCCACCAGATGCTTCAATAGAAGGAACAGCATATCCTGCTTTTTTAAGTTCATATCTTGCTCTTGCAACACTTCTTTTATATGCTTCAAGTATATATGTATTCATCCATGCACCTTGCATAAGCCTGCCCATTTGTTGATATTCACTCATTGTCAGAATATCTGTTGCTATTAATATTGCAATCCATTTCATAAAGGCATTTATTTTCTCAGAATCTTTTAATCCTTCAAATTCTCTATCTCTTGGTAATGCCATCTGATAAGACTGAAATATATTATTCTTTTCTAATCCAAAACAATCCTTTTTTGCAACAGTAGCATATACAGCAAGAACAAATTCTGTAAATCGCTTATTCATATTTCCTGCAAAAGCATTCCTGAGTCCAGTTGTTCTGGAAGGATCATACTTATATGATTGTATAAGAATATCTGTATGTTGACAAACTTCCATCATCTTTCTTCAAATTGTGAATATGGATATAGTTTTAATTTATTTATATTTCCTGGAATAACAGCAGGAGCTGGCATCTGTTCCTTTATTTCTTCTGCAAGTGCCTTCTGTTCCTCTGATAAGCCAGCTTCTACCTGTTTATGTATAAGTTCAATTTGTCCACTTGATAATCCAAGAAAAAATTCAAAGAAAGCATCAGGTGGAATAATAGATTCTGCAAGAGGATTAGTCGTGTATTCACGTATAGCATTTGCTCTTGCTTTTCCTATATCCACCCTTTCTTTCTCACTTATTGAGAACAAATCAAGCCAATCAATGCGATAAAATTTTTCTGGCTTTGGTAATATTCCAAGTTCAATCAATCTATCTACAAAAGGACGAATAATACGTGGTTCTGCATAATCTTCCCTACGACTTTGCACATAAGTTTTCCATTCTCCTACATCCTGAGTGCTTGCAAGTTCTCCTCGTTCACTACCTGAAAGAACTCTTTTTGGAATACCTGTTTCTGCTGAAATCATTGTAAGTTGAACATCAATATGTGTAGAAGGATCAGAAATTTGCTGAGTAAGAGCTTTCAATTCTATTCCTTCATTTATCAGAAACCTACGAAGATCATTTTCATATTCATCAAACTGATCTATTAATCCCTTTCGTGTATCTGGTGTAAGAGTATATTCTTTATCTAATTTTCCCTCAAATCCAGGACGACCACCTCTCCAGAACATTTCAGCAGAACCACCTACTATTTTTTCAATATCCATCAACCTGTTAAAGACAGGTTCAAGACGAGGTGTTCCCATCACCTCAGATTCAAGATTATCATCCACAATATGCACAACCCTTGTATAATGAACCTTTACTACTTTACTTGTACCATTTTCAACATCTGCCACTTCTATTTCATATAACACAGGTTGCCCATATCTTTCATTGGCAGAATCTGTTTCATACTTTGATATTTTTGCAGTAGCTTCACTAAAAGGACGAACATATAAAAGTTTTCTTTCTCCTTTTTTAACAGGATTTGCAAAATCATCAGAAGATTTTACATCATCCAATCCCAAAAATAAAATACCATACCTGCCAATACCTGTAAGTTTATCTACTCTTGCCAAACGTGTCTTAATCCCTAATTCCCAATTAAGCATTTTCCAACCTGCTTCAAAAGGAGTTTCTTCATTATCCTCGGATTCAATAAGTTCCAAATCTCCCTGCCATGTTGCTTTTACAGGACGATCTATTATTGCTTTTGCAATATCCTGTCGCATATATCTTGCATAGAAATCATCATAATCAAGTTTTACTTTATATCCCAATGCACGATATATATCTCTCTCACCTCCATATTGCTGTAATCCCAATCTGGAAGCAAGTCTATTGCGCTCCACCAACATGCTGTGAAGAACCTGCAACTTCTCTTTAGATAAAGATTCTACGCCTCTGCCGGTTTGTTCCGGCAATCTGGTTCGTTGCATATCTTATCCTCTTATTACCAGTCAAATCCAAAAGTCAATGAACCACTTGTATAATCACCATCCTTCACTCCTGCTCTCCATAAAACACCTGCTGCAAAATCTTCGAATAATAATCTGTTCCCAACAGCAAGTTCTGCACCATTCAAATCAACAAAATCCTGCCAGCCTGCATCACCCGGACATAAAAACTGTAAAGTCACAGTCATGGAAGATGTATCAGAAGCAGCAGAAGAATCAGCTTCTTCTTCCCTGATAGAAAAATAAAAGGCTTTTATTTTTAAGTTCTTCTGCAATTCTCTCGGAGAAATCGTATTTGTCCAATATCCCAAAGCAGTACCTGAAGGTTGAGTATCCACAGTTGCATATTCATAAAATTCTCCTGAACTTTTACTATTCGCCATTATCTTACTCCTATATTAAAGTGAATACTAATTCTTATTCAGCACCAGTTTCTCATAGAGAGAAACATTTTCTTCATCTATCTTTTTATCTTTTTCCAGAGATTTCAGTTTTTCTACAAGCATCGCACTGATAGTATCAGGAACGTCAATATTTTTAATTGTTTTCCCATCTTTCCAGGATACTCTGCCATCAGGCGTAAATACAACTCCAAATTTTTTAATTTCCACCTCTGTAAAACTAAGTTCCTTTTTTAATTCAGTTACCATACGAAAAGTAAGATAATTCTCTTGTTTTGGAAGAAGATTAAGAACTGTAATTCTCTCTAAGACATTTAATTTTAATTTCATAATTGTAATCTTTTAAAAATTAATTAAGAAAGTGATACTGCAAATATTGGTATATAATAATCCAATCCACCTATATCAATCTGGATACATGCATCAGCACCAAGACCTCCGGCACTCGGATCATCAACCGGATTAACATCAACATTAAGAATACATCCTGCAGCCTCATTAAATTTGAACAGATTTGTTAAATCAGAAGCATCAACAATATTAATTGCAGTTGTGCAATCATCTCCAATAGAAATACCATATTGAGCAGAAGTAACATATATTCCATGTACTGCAGCAGATTTGGTATTTGTAACAGTAGTATCAACATAAAGTCCATAAACAGTAAGTGAACTGTCATTAACAGTAGCACTTCCCATATTTATTTTTACACCAGTTATTGCACCTGTTTTACTTTTATCAGTTCCCGCTGTACCTGAATAAGCATATTCAGCAATAACAAAATCAGCAGCTAAAGTTCCATTTGGCAATGCTCCTGACCAAATCCTACGAATCATTCTCAAAGTATCAGCAGCAGCTCCATCATGCGCACAAGCACAACTACAGTCATCCAATAA